AGCAGACCCCTCGCCCTGGAAACCAGCGCGAGTGAAGTAGCCAGCCTTGGCACCGCCGGCTTGGCACGTCACCAAACCAGCGCCAACGGCCACGCTCGGGCCGTCCAGGGCGACGAAACAGACGCTACCGGGAACGGCAATCTCGATCCACTGACCGCCGGCCTTGGCCGAATGGTCATGCAACACGACGCCGGCGAAGAAGCGGGCGTTCGTGACCGAGGGCAACTCAACCCGGTTATTGCGGCTACCTTCCGCAGTCGCGGCGGTCCCGTAATCCTGGTTGTAGCACAGGCCCATTCCGCGCTTCAGCGCGGTGGAACCCTCAAACAACACCCGCGCGACTTGCGTGTTGGTGTCGTCAATGTAAGCGTTGATAGAAGCACTACCAGACATTCGCATAGCTCCGAAAAGAAAGTTTTGTTCTAGTGAAGGAAGTTCCAGGACTTAGCTTTGGTACAGCACGCCCTGACGACGCAGGTTCGTGCAAATCAACTGCATGGTCGCGTCGAGATCGACCCGGCGCACGTTATGCTTGTCGCCAACGCGGTACGGCTCGGTCAGGTTGTTTTCCCAGCCCTTGACAGTTCCAAGCTGCATCCACTTCCAGTCGATGAAGTAGATCGGGTTGGTGGTGTCGGCGTCCAGGTACGGAACCTCAGTAATCGGACGACTCTTGAAGACCGTCTTTCCACCCTTCGAGTCCAGGTCGTTGCCCAGATTCATGTTCTGAGCTTCGAGGATTTCCTCAAGCAGCAGTGCAGTCTCGCAATTCGCGTAGATGCCGTTCTTGCTCGTGCCAAGCTCGGGCTGCGAGTGGCTCACGACCGAGCGGAAGCGAATCTTCTTCGCCATCCGACGCATCTTACGGATCGCGTCCGTCTTGTCCAGCGTGGCATAGCTTCCGCCGTAGTTTGCCCAACGAGCCTGGCCAGCAACCGTCGAGTCGATGCCTGCACGCCCGCCAGCGAAGCCAACCGGATTCTCGGCATTGAAGCCTTCGGTCGCGTTTCGCAGAATCCAGTACGCAACGCCAAATGGAGTTTTCAGGTCGGTCGAGTCGGCCGGCTTGCCCCAAAGGGTCTCTTCAAGTAACTCAAACAACGAGACGTGCATCGCGATCTGCTTCGTCTTGACGTAATCGACGATCGCCTCCGGTCCCTTTTGCAGGTCCGGCTCGCGGAGATCGTAGACGTAGTGCGCGTTGACATGGCGCGGCTCGACCGTGCCATGAATCATCGTGTCGCCGAACGCCGAGGCGTCGGTCTCATACAGCCCGACGAACTTCGCCGAGTGGTTATGGTCGATCTGCGCGTCGAACCGCCACGGATGCCCTCCACTGAACGCCTTCTTGTTTCGACCCTTCCACAACTCGCGAACCAGAACGTGGTCCTGCAAGTCGGTCTGCATGTCCAGGAACGCGCCGCGCTTGATCAGCTTCTCTTGGGTAAGAGCGACAGCGTCCGCAAGTTGAGAAAACGGAATTCCCATTTATCGTATGCCCTCTTGTTGCCCCGTAGCTAGCCGCTGAAGTCGAACTTCTCCGACAGTATGCGAGCGACTTCTTCTTCGGGTGTTTCTTGTTTCTTGCCATTCGACCTGTCTGGGCGGTGCGAATGTTGCTTCGCCCGCTTCGCCAAGCCGTCCTTGAGACTCTTTTCCTTGCGGGCGACAAACTCGTCAGCCAGCACGGTCTTCGTCGCCTGTTGGAATAGCTCCTCCCGCGACGGAATCGGTTTGCCTGAGGCGCGAAGCCCGGCAATCCGTATCGCCATCTCATCCGCGATGGCACTGCGCTTGACGTACTGCGCACTCGCTTGAGGCAGAGCAGCCATGCTCCCTTGCCCCAGCACATCCTTGAAGTCATCGCCTAGCGCCGCGACCTGGGAATCGAACCACTGTTCAATATCCCTGGCTGCCGCAGTCTCGGCGGAACGCTTTGTATCTTCCTGTTCGCGTCGGAATGCTTGCAGTTGTTCGTGCTGTTGCTTCAGCACTCCCTTCATTCCGTCGAACGCCTTAATGATCTTCTCGTCGTACTCTTCCGGGTCAAGGTCCGGCAGATCGGCGAACGGGTCTTTCTCTTCGACCTTTTGTTCCTCTGCCTTCGGCTTGACGACGCGCGTGATACTCTCGACGACCTTCAGTAGCGAAGCATCATCCTTGAACGTGCGAGCGACTTCCAGGTCCAGGCCAGCGCGGACAGCGGCGGTCAGGGCCGAGTCACTTAGCGAAGGCTCAGCTTTTCCTTCAGCCTCTCCTCCATCTTCGCCAGCCTCATTACCTTCGCCCTGATCCTCTTCATCCGTCTCTCCTGCCGCATCGACGTCCTGAACGCCCTCAGAATCATCCTGTCGATCCTCAGCGTCACGATCGCCAGTCTCACTCTCTGCAACGGCCGAATCAGTCTCTTCAACATGGTCATCTTCCTTTGTGTCTTCAGGTACGAGCGCCGCCTCAACGGCATCAGTTAGTTGCTTTTCAAACTCTTCAGTCAACGGCATGATAGGTTCTCTCTTCTTCAGTCGTAGGAACTTCTGTCACACAAGCCACGAGCGCGCAACGCCCTGCGTCGATGCTCGGCACTGCGGTAGATCGGATCGCCTCCAGGAGTCACTTCCGTTGGGCAGCCTCTATCCGCGAGAAACTGCCTCAACTCACCGGCCTGCTCCGCGTGAACTCCGCTGGAGCAACACACAAGGGGCCACCCTGCCCCAGGGGCCTTACGAACGGCCGCTTCCGGCGCGTTCGTATAGACCCACTTATTGCCACGCTGTATCCACCGATACTCGCCAGCACTCATCTTCAGTCTCCATGTACATTATAAAACATGCCACAAACACCCGAATATCAGGCGATTATTCGTCGAGTGTAGCAAGCCATTTCAGAAGTTGCTTGGCAGGAACAAAGCCGATCTGCCGCCCAATCTCGATGCCGTTCGCATCGAGAACGACCATCGTGGGGAGCATCTGAACGCCGTATTTGGCGACGAGAATCTTTTCCAGGTCCGCGTTCAGGCTATAGAAGGCATACTCACCGAGGGCTGCCTTCACTTCCGGCCGGCTAAGAACTTCAGACTGCATTCGCTTGCACGCACCGCACCATGGAGCGCCGAAATAGAAGATTGCCCCCTTCGTTGACTGCTCACTCCTGTAGGCGATAACCTTCGGCATTGGGCCATCCATGTACATGCTTCGAGTTACTTCGACAGGAGCCGTGTTGATCTCATAGAGCGATGGAACATTTTGCGAATCATCGAGCGCCCAGAGACAATCCACTTCACGCGCCCACTCGTACATCGCGCGAACAGGCACCATGAGATTGAATCCTTGCGTGCGATGACCACGAACGAGCATCCCGACGTACCTGCCGTCCTTGCGAAGGTGAACGCCTCCGCCGCTCGATCCAGGGAACGTCACGACAGTAATCTGATCGAATGCGTATGGAAGTCCTTCGAGCATCCGGCCGACTTTCGACAGCACGCCGGTAGTGTAGCTATTCGTTCCTACTTCACCAAGAAGGCTTCCGCAATGACAAAGCTCGACGCTAATCTCTGGAATCCAATCTTCCCGCATGAAATCGGCAGATCGAGAGAGTGGGAATACATTCGGCTCTTTCACTGCAAGCAATGCTAGATCGTGGCCGTTGTCTGCGTCACTATAGCGAATGACTTTACAGGCGTACTCTTTACTTTCTGTCATCTCGCCAGCGAACCACGTCTCGACTAGAATAGTCGGCTCTCCGAACGTGACTACGCCGTCCTCCTCACTGCGGAGACTCGCAACGACATGTGCGGCCGTCCATACGAACGTGCGAACGCGGCCGTCGATCATCCGCTGAACCATCGTGCCCGAGCCAGTGCCTCGCGGAGTTTTTACGGTAACGGCAATCTCTTGCAGTTTTCGCGACACCTCGCAGTTGTCGTACTGCATCGCCGAGTCATCAGTCTCGATGTAATGAATATCACGCTCGGCGATGTTCAATCTCGCAGCGGCATTATTAAAAATGTCGCGATTGTATTTCGTCTCCGTAACCAGAAAACAGACAACCAACGTCATCGCCGCGACCCACCCACAGCGAGCCGCCAGAAAGTAACTCTTCGCTCTCATTACATGCTACTCCTTGTCAAAGATGCCGCTTCCGATCCCTGCGGATTACCACCGAACAGGGCTTGTTGTAGAATCTGACTCTTCCCACTGGCGCTCGCGCCCGGCCGAGAGACGCGATCGTAGGTGCGCGTCGTGTTCGCCGGCTTGCCTGGTCCACCAGCAGCGCCGGCCGGTGGAGGGTCGTCCATGAATTGAACAATGTCCTCAAGCTCCTCGAAGTCGCTGTACTTCGCCACGAGCTTCATAATCTGCTTGACGTTGATCGTCGCGCCCTGCTGTTGCAAGAACGGCATGAGCGGCATTATGTAGCCCTGGACGATCGCGCCGAGCTTCTGGAGCTTCAGCGACGGCGACTGGTCCTGACCGCTGTAAATGTCAATGTCAAGCTCGTATTCACTGAACTCGCCGACCTTGGAATCCTGGTTCCACTTCACCGGAATCGTCTTGTCGGTCCCAATGATCGGCTTCTCCAGAGTGCGCTCACTCATGGGGTCGTCCCATTCGTAACGCGCGAGCGAGGCATAGATACCACGAACGAAGTCGATCGTCTTCGCGCTCATGCTGCGAAGCATCGCGTTTGCCGATTCAGTCAGCATCTTCTCCTGGCCGACCGTGTCAGTCTGTGCAGACAAGCCGCCCAAGGAGTCGAGATTGCCGGCAATCCACGAGCCAACGTCACGGTTCTGGAGCCAGAAGCCGAGTGTGACCTGATCGACACCGGGGACCGTCAGAATTTCCGGCCTCTGCCCGGTATAGCGAATGCCGGCACCGTCCTGGGCATTGCGATACTGCTCGATCTCGTCATCCTGCGCGCCCTTACCGAACGCAGAGACCGACTTCTGGGCGACGGCTTGGCGTGCCATCTTCCGATAGAGCGTGTTGGCAAGCTCGTGAATATCGCGCCACAGCGCCACCGGCGGCAGGGGCATGATATTCCCACCGGCCATGTCGATGAAGCCGAGCTTGTGATATGGCCCCTTTTCGGGTGCGGTATCATCGGCTTCGACTTGCTTTAGAAGCCGCTTCGCCGTGACGGCATACGTCGCCATGACTCGCTCGTCTGGGAGCCACACGTCACGCAGGAGAATCTTGTCCTTGAATAGGATCGCGCCGCCACCATCCGTGCCTATACTCTTCGCCTTGTCCTCGCCTAGGTCACTAACTAGCGTGAATTCGTCATGCGCGAGATGTGGGCGGTGCTTCTTCTCGACCCAGTCGCTCTCCATTAACTCCTCGAAAGGGAGCCAGTAATCGTTGCCCTCGTACTGAACGAGATCGCGACGTTTGGCGCTCATGTCCCAGAAGTAGTCGTCGAGCGTCACGAGATCGACGTAAGGCTTACCATACGGGAACCCAAGGACTTCCGTGACGGTATGCAGCCCGACCTTGACGATGCCCATGCCGTAGAGCGCCTCCAGCACGGCAAGCTGCAACGTCGAATCGAACCCGATCTCCTTGGGAATCTGGTTCACAGCCAACGACAGGTCCATGGCAGTCGGCCGAAGCTGGCGATTGTGCGTCGAGAACATCGCACGCGGCGACTGCGGCGCGAGGAGTCGAATATAGATCAACTCCGCGAGCTTAATAAAGTCCACGGGGACATGTTCGTCCGGGCCACCCTCGGCGTAGTGCGAAGTGGCCGACATGCGGATCGCCTCGCGGTATTTTGTGCGAGGGTAGGTCATCTGACGTTGACTCCACTCGATGCTGTCCGTCAACTTCAGAAATTGTTTTTCGCTAAGCATTAGTTTCCCCAACCAGTAGAAAGTTCACAAAAGCGTTTACTGCGCTCTTCCTCTTCCTTCATTTTCATTCGCCATGCAAGAGAGCCATATACAGCCTCCGGCTCGTCTTGTTGCGGAATGCGATGCTGCTCAAGCACGAGCTTCCAACCCAGCGCGTCGGCCATGACACGGTCGCCGTGGTTCTTTTCCGCGCCACTCGGGTCGTCCTTCTTCCTGGACTTTGCGTGCCGCACGCCCTGAGCGCTGTCGTAGATGTACTCATGGCATTCATCAACGGCGTCCATGTCGTGATTTATCGCCAACCCACTTTGCAATGCCGATCGGTAGTTACCAACCAGCAAGAGCTTCGTATCGCGAGTGCTGCCCCAGCCCGGCGTATCCGTCTCGCGCTTCGCAATCGACGTTTCCTGCGTCTTACAGTAGAAGCGGAAGTAGTTCAGGTCGATCAACTTTCCATGGAACTGAACACCAGGGCCTTGCGACTCGGCAATAATCATCGCGTCATTGAAGAAGTGAGCTAACGCGGCAACCAAGACAGCGAAGTCCTCGGGGCGGATATACGGATTCGTGTAGCTCGCGACCTTCTCGTTTGTCTTGATATTCCAGACGCTCGCGGCCGAGTTACTACTTCCAGCGCCGGCCGACACGTCAACGCCGATGCTGTACTGTTCCGCCTCTGGAGGACGGCCCTTATTGTTCAACAACAGCCAGAGTTTCAGTCGTCCGCTCGCGTGTTCGTGAAACGGCTCGCGATCGGAAACAAGAAGCCCGTCTTCGGTGTACTCAAGCTCGCCCTCCTGATACGGAGGCATGGCGTGAATCGCCTTCACCTTCGCAAGGGCGTCACCATCGAAGAACTGACCACCGCTACCCAGGTAGTCAATGTCAAGCTCCTGGGCGATCTCACGTTTACTGTTGGCTCTCGCACACTCGTTGTCGTACCAGGGCGACCTGAGTTTGCCGTCCAGGATCGGCGCGTAATCCTTCGGGTAGTTAATTGGGTCGATGACCTTCAGCAGGCCGTTCTCATCAGTTGTGTAGAGACCACGAGCCTTGACTGGATGACGCGACCAGTGAAGCGTCAAACGCTTCATAGCCGGGTTTTGCCGCTGACGGTAGTAGGCGTTGTTCGTGCCCTTCGGCGTCGAGTTAATCAGTCGGCAATTCGTGTTGTCTCTCGTCGAAGACAACGCCTCTTCATCGCACTCGACAGCCGCGAATTCGTCCAGGAGGATCGCCGTTCGACGACCGCCACGGCCGAGATCGCCGTTGGTCGATTCGCCGTTAATCACGCAT